TAGTATTCAACACCAGCTCCGCCTTGATCACCAAACGCAAACGGTCCTTCTACATATGATATACTTGATCCCGCTGGAAATGTAACATCAACTTGGTCTGTAGGATCGCCATTAGCATCACCTAATGATGTACCTGCTTTTGCTCCTGATGATTCCCAAACATTTTTTAAGAAGAATGCGTAACTTGTATTATTAAGATCGCCGCCTTTTTGGAATGCTTGTTGAGCACCATTACCACTATTAGAATTAGATCTCTGTGAGAAGTAAACTAGATAACGTCCATAAATTGTTTGGTCAACAATACTTTGGATTGTTGTACCTTGTGGGAAGTAATTAGCACCACTTGTGTTAATTTCATCACCAACTTGTAAGTTTGCTGTTTCCCAACTTTGCTCTGTAAAGTAAGCATAGTTTCTATTTGTTCTAAAGCTCCACCATGGCATCAAAGTTGCTGTTGTTGTAACCTGATTCATGACTGCCGCTGTTGAATAAGTTGCTGTATCACCTGAGTTCCAGTTAACACTACCACCTGAAGCAACTTGAGCAAAACTAGGCTGGCCTCCTTGAGCAAGTCCTGCTAGTCCTGTCCAACCAATATCATTTGGGTTAAGTGGATAGTTCTGTGGATTTAGAATCCCTTCAACAACAATACCACCAGTAATAGGAGCATTTGAATTGCCAGGATCAACACCATCTGATGTGAGCTCTAAACCTTGCATAAGCAACTGAGCTCTGTTCAGTAGTTCTCTTTCACCTAAGTCACCAACAATAGCGTTACTAACACTTGGTGCTAGACGTAGCAAGAATGCTGTTTGTCTAGTTGTACTAACACTTAGACCTGATTCTGTATATGAGAAGATATAACCTCTATCTTCGTCAAACATACCATCTGTAATAAACGCCGAACCCCAGTGTGATATAAGTGGTGTAATTGTGTTACTAATTAAGATAACACCTGTACGTGCTTCGTGTGGTGATTGTGGACCTGCTGTATAAAGTCTTGTAGCACCAGCTTGGAAGTTTGAAAGATTTGTACTTCTTGTTAATCCACCAAGTGTACCTGTAGTTTTATCATTTGATGTAAATGTTATAATTTCGTTATCAATGTACAAAGTACCTGCGTCTGGGAAAAACTTACTTTCATGTAATACAAGTGATGTGTCTGTTGCTGTCATAGCTGTCTTTAGACTATCAAACGCACCTTCGTTTGTAACTTCGTAACGCACAGGTAAGTTACCTGATCTCATAAACGCTTCTGTGTTTACGTTTGAGTTACGCATTCTATGACAGAATACAAAGTTACCATCAGCACCACGTAGCATCCAGTCAATAAAACCAGCACCATACCAACTGTATTGAATACCAATCATCTGCATGTATCTAACATCCATATTGTATCCACTAGCACCAGTTCCGTCTAGTTTATCTAAGTTCCATTCACTTTGTAAAACTTTTTTATCTGTAATTAAGTTAACCTTTGCTGAAGCAACGTTTGCTACACCTCTAAAGTCTGGAGTAACAGTAATTTGTGACTGCGAATCAACATGAGCAACAACGTGTGTCATTCCTTTAATAACAATTCTATCTCCAGCCTTAAGCTGATCTCTAAATCTTGTATTTGTACCCGTAACTAAGTTACTATCTCTGTTTATGGATATCGTACCACTAATTTGTTTTGTACTTGTACGTTGAGCAACACTAGTATTAGTACCATCAAACTCCCAATAAATTCCGTTTTGATCATCAAATATTCCGGAACGTACTGTAGCTCCATGCCAACCAACGACTGTCATTTGCGCGGCAAAACCTAATACTGCGTTTGTATTTTCTAGCCTACGAACTGTTTGACATTTTAATGTACGTTCATCTATAATTTGTGAAATAACATATTCACCATTATATCCTTTTGATGTTACACCAATCAGTCTAATTTTTCCGCCTACTTGCGCTCCATGATCGTTATCGTCAGTAATAATAGTAAGCACAGAACCAATTTCGGTTCCAGTGCTTGTTATGCTTCTAACATCATAACTTGGCGCAAACAACGCACCCGTTGTATACATAATACCTTTACCTGACTGGTATCTAATATACTTTTTACTCTGTCTAATTGCTTGTGATCCATGTTGTGGTCCACCTGTTCCTAATTGAACACCGCCGTCATATGGTCTATGGATAAAGAATGAGTCTGGTCTAAGATAAACGTTACCGTTAACTTTATCCTCTGTACTAGTTCCAGTTGTAAATTCTTGAATATTCCCTGGAGCTCTAGCATTATATCTAATTGTTCTTGTTGTTGGAACTGATGTAGCAATAAATGAACCTGCCGCTAGTTCGTGGTTATTTGAACCGCTATCTGTGTTTACATCAACAATAAATGTATCCCCTGGAACGATACCATGTGAGTATGGCCATGTAATTTCAATAGTAGCAAGTGCTTCAAAATCAACACTTGAACCTGATGTAATAGTTGTTGTTGAGAAGTCTGTAAGTGTAACGGCATTAACAAGATTTAATGATCCACCGCCAGCACCTGTACCAGCAATAGTAAATGTGCTTAGTCCGCCACTTCCATCAACTGCTGTGACAACAATAGTTGCGTCATTAGCTGGTGTAGCACCTCCTAAAGAATTACCTGGGACAACTATTTCGTTTCCTACTTGATAGTTTGTTCCGTTTGCGCCTATAACAGCACTATAAGTTCCTTGTGTTCTCGTAATGTCAAATGTACCACTAGCACCAGCATGTGCTTGATTGACTCCTGCTTGATCACTGAACGTAGTTGGTAATGCTGGAGCACTGCCTGCTATACTTGCTGTAGCTACAGCACCAGTTGTGCTATTTACAGAGTCAATAGTAACTGTAGCATTATTTGCTCCATCTGAACCGCCTAAATTACTTCCTAAAATTGTAAATGATTGATTTGGATGGTAGTTTGTACCAGCTGTATCTATAGAAACACTATAGCTAGATCCATCGTTACTTACATCAAAAATTGCTCCCGCACCGTTTAATACTGAAAGTGTTTTAGAAGTAAATGTACCACCGTTAAATGCTGTTGGCACTGAAGAAATATCACTTCCTTCTAATCTTACATCTGTAATTCCGCCTGCTCCGTCAACAGATACAACTCTTAAGTATAAGTCGTTAGCAGGTGTACCACCTCCCATATTGTCACCAGTGCATACAATAGTGTCAGCTGTGTTATATCCTGTACCACTTTGTTGTAATTGGAAACTATAAGTAGTTCCTGTTACATCAATACTAAATTCAAAGCCTGATCCTGATCCACCACTAAATGCTGTTCCTACTCCTCCGAAACTATAACTTCTTACTTGTGATGGTGGAGTACCTTGGGACCAATCACTATTATTAACAGTCAAAGAAGTAATAGATCCTCCGCCGCCTACAGCTGAAACTGTAGCAACAAAATCGTTACCGCCGCCTGCTTGATTGCCGTCTTGTCCTGTTCCGCCTAGTACACTTGAACCTAAAATTCTAATTCTATCATTTATAGCAAAACCTGTTGTATCATTAGGAGAATTAGCAGATACTGTTGTGTAAGCATTATTTTCATAAGCAAAATCAAAAGTTGTTGTGCCTAAATCTCCAGCACCGTTATTGTATGAAGCAGTAACATTTTCATAAGAAATACTTCCGCTTAACGCAGTACCTGTAATAGATGCCGCAGTTACACCACCAGTTCCGTTTACTGTTGTTACAACAATAGTTGCGTCATTAGCTGGTGTTAGTCCACCTAAATTGTCTCCAGTAACTAATATTACATCGCCTTTTTTGTATCCTGACCCTGCTTGTGATACTGCTGTAATACTATACACAGTGCCAGTTCTTTGTAAATTAAATTGCGCATTTACACCAACTGGTGCTGGTATACTTCCTGACACACCATTGTAAGTTTCTGTATTTCTTACGATTGCTTGTGTAAAGCTACCACTAAAACTAACTGTGTTTCCAACTACTGTGTTAACAAAAATAGCATCTCCGTCGCCATTATCAGCCGCAAGTCCTGGAACAATACCAGTTGTACTTCCTACAGTTACGCTTGTATTACCTGGAGATACATCGTTTGAAAGTTCTAACGGCAATGCGTTACCTGTTGGTGTACTAACAATACCAGTTACTTGTGTTCCTGTTGGAAAAGCAGTATCAACAATAGGCGCACCAACTTCTGGTACATCACCTGTAAATGCTAATCTATTTTCAGCTGTCTGAACTGCAAGGCTAAGTGTCATAGTACCTGCTGTACCATTACTAAACACATCAAATCTTGGCTGTCCTACTGAAGCACCAGTATAAAACGCACCTTGTCTAAGCTGTGTATAAGTTGTTGAAAGAACTTCACCGTTAGTTGTACCAACTTTTGCTTTTGCGTAATATGTAAATGTTGTGCTAGAAGGAACTTGAACAACAACAAAACTACCTTCTGCTCTTGCCGCGCCACCTACAGCATCTTCAAGTGCTTTAATTGTAATAGGTGTACCAGCTTCAAATCCATGAGCACCTAGTGTTGTAACTGTAATTTGAGAAGCACCAATACCTTGTGTGCCTGCTGAAGCATCTGTGACAACACTTAATACTTGTGTATCTGTACCAGGTAGTTCGTAAATACTTGGATAGCCTCTTTGCATCCCGATAGCTGACCATTTTGTTGGTTGTAATCCATATTCAAAGTCAGCATCAAGCATACTTAGTGGAGGAGCAATACGCATACGTTCAATGGCATCAGTTCCAAAATCGTATGGTCTTACTCTTTGTTCTGTATCATCTGCGAAAATTTGAAGTTCGTCATCTGCTGACATACCTTCAGTATTAAATTTTAAATCTAGTGTAGTAATACTATCTGTAACTTGTAGATATTTAGGAAAGTCAGCATCCATATTTTCATTAGAGCTAACACTATCATATTTTTCAACGTATCCACTTGAATCTCTAGCAGTAACATCATCTTTTCGTGTTACTACACCGCCTTTAGTCTCGTCTGTAAAGTTATAAATTACTGTAGCATCTGTTGTATTTGTAACAATTAACAAGTCACTTGAATTAAAGTTACCAATAAATCTTATGTGTCCTAAACCTTTTCTTTCAAAAGTTGGTAGAGCACTTGTACCGCTTTGTAAAACATCTCTAACAATATTAACAAGTGTTTGTATTCTTGTACCTGCGGCTGGTTCTGCTGTTTTAGTTAAATCTAATTGCTGTGCTACACCTGACTGATAAGGACTAGACTGCGGAGAATTATTAAGTATATGATTGTTAATTAAATCACGTGTGTATTCTTTTGCTTTAATTTCTGCTTGTCTGTCACCGTCAACTTGTGCTACTGGACCTTCCCAATATGTATTAGAAATTCTTGTAGTTTCTTGGTTACCGCCATAGCGTAAATCATGCTTATAAGCATCAACATTGTAGCCTGTATCTCTTTGACATTTGGCATCGTCATAGGTATATCCAACAAATCCTGTGTTACCTTGAGCAACTTGGTAAGCAATCCAGGCTGATACTTCTTTTTTAATAAAATCTGTGTTTATATCAATTAAGTGCCAAGCGTTTGGGTATCTATTGTCGTTTAATCCTATGCCCGGATAAAACCGGTAGTCTGTAATTTTTTTCTTTGCCATTCTTTATGCTCCAAATGCCACCGCAAGAGCTGTTGCTGTTGCGTCTACATATCCTTTTTTAGTTGCATGTGCTGGTAATACAGGGTCGTTTGTTAATACAACTTGGTCTTGTATATTTACGTCACCATTCACACTAGCACCGTTCATGTTGATATTACTTGCCGTACTGTCTGGCGCTGTTGCCATATCAATCGTGTAAGCACTTATTTGTCCAGGTGTATTATATCCTATATCAACATTATCTATTGTTCCTGGTGTAGCCCCTTGACTATTAATAGCTAATTTACCGTTGATTACTGTAAGTGAAGATTGACTAAGGTAAGTAACTTTAAAAACTCCGCCTGTTACAGCTAAAGTTTCAAAAGAGTTTGTAACCACAGTACCAGTATCATCCGTTTCGTCTTCAGGTGGAGTATACTGGGTAAAAACAGATCCGTTAAGTAAAATTCTTTGTACGTCAATAGTCTGGGCACTAATTTTACCTGTTGTATCCACAGCGAAGTTAGGACTTTCAAATCCGTTTTGTGCTTGGAATTTATCGTTTATTACTGTCATTGTTTACCTTATATTGCGCTCATTTGTTTTATTGTAATTGTTCCTCTCATAGAACCGTGTGATTGACATTGGTAAGCATAGTTACCACTTATTGTTGCTGGAATTTTCCAATATAATGTTCCGCTTGTTTGTCCTTGTGCGTTTGATCCTGTGCTTACTTGTCCTGTTTTCGAAACATGAATCAATCCATTATTGTACTGAGATCCACCACTTGTTTCGATTAGGAATGGGTGACTTCCCATGGAAGAATCATTTAGATCAAATGCTATTGTTGTTCCATTTAAAGCGTAAATAATTGGATCTTCTGTATTTCCATATTGATCAAATTTATATCCGTTGCTATTGTCAGCTGTCACAACAAGTGTTGTAATAGCTGGATAAGCCATTTGATCTAATTGTTGTGGTGCGTCAATCCATTGTGTTCCGTCATATACAAGTACATTACCGCTTGTTACTCCTGATAGGTCTGTATCTGATAAACTAGCAAAGGTTGGAGTTGTACCATTAATTGTAACTGTATCTCCTGTAACTGATGTAGAAATGTTTGTTCCGCCAGCAATAGTAAGTGTATCAGTTGTAGTATCGGCTTGTGCTAGTCCTGTATCTGCTTGTACATTTGAAAAAGCATTTTGGTTTGCTTCACCTGAGTTTGGTGAACCTACATAATTAATTGTAAGCGTATCACCAACTATAGCAGTAGCAATGTTTGTTCCTCCTGCTACAGTAAGTGTATCAGTTTGGCTATTAGCAGTTGTTGAACCGTTGTCGCCTGATACTGTTTCAAATATGTTCTGTAAGCCGCCTGATGCCACTGTAACAAAACTAAATCCGCCACTACCGTCTGTTTGTAATACTTGTCCACTTGAACCATCTGAGATACCTAAGTTTAAAAGTGTAGTAGGTATAGTTGGCTTGTTATTTAAATTATTGTAGTTTGTGAAATAAGAACTATCAAAACCATCAAGTGTGTCAGCATCAGTTCCTGCTCCACCTGTTGTAGCATCTGTTCCTGGTGCCCATTTAGCACCATCCCATTTTAAAACATTACCAGTTTGTGGTGCTTGAGAAACTGTGTCAACATCTGTAAGGCTGTTTATGTTGCCGGTGTAAGCAACATTAGCTAGAGGATCGGTGTAATTGGTGATATCTCCTCCGCTTGTATCCATTAATAATTTGTGCCATGCTCCTGCGTGTGCTACATGAACAGTACCTGTTTGGTGGTTATGTAACAATGCTCCATGATATGTTGATGCGCTAATTTGGTTTAGTAAATTTGTAGAAGCCACATGTAACGCTATCTTATTGACTTTACTATCATCGTTTGGAATATCAATTTCCAAACTAGAGTTTACTATATCTTTTATCGTTGTACCATCACCAAGAGCGTTGTATAGCTCATCAGCGTTGGCATTTAATTTTGTACCTGCGGCTCTGAGACTATCACCTGTTCCGTCATTTGCCGCTGAACCTACGTTAATTGTTGATTTTGCCATTCTTTACACCTTATCAAATGTTATATTAGTTGCGTCCATTGTATTGTCAACACTATCAAATGTATTTATACCGTCTGCTTCTTCTGTTGATACATCTGCGACAATAGCTGGAGGAGTAAGTTGGTGAATTGTTTTACAATATGTAGCATGGAACACTAACTTTGCTCCTGTATATCCTGTTGCTTTAGGACTTACTAAAATTTTACAAACTGATTCATCAACTGTAACGCTGATATCAATTAGTTCGTTATGTATACTTGAGCGTCCAAAGACTGATGCTACAGCTCTATCTGGTCTTGCTACGACAGAAAGTTGCATTATTTCTTTTTCGTTTGAATCATGTTCTACTGTAATTTGATATATTACACTACTAAAGTCACCCACATGCCATTGATCCATTACACTATTTGGATGGACGCCAATCCAATTACCTTTAAAGCTAAAGCTATTATGGTTTAGCAAGATTGTACCGTTAAGACCCCTCGAAAAAAGGTTTTGTATAAATTTATTCATCACCTATGCTCCATATAGTATTTATCGTTTTAGGATATATCTACAAGGCTGTGAGCAAATTGGTTTAAATTTTCATATATTTCTGTTTGTTTTTTAAGATCTTTGTTAGCAAAAGTGTTTAGTTTTTTAAATGTTTCAAGTCCATGTCCTGTCTTTACAAGCACTGGTTTTGCTTTTGCTTTTATTGCGGCTTTCAAATCTGAGATTTTGTCTCCAACATATAAACCATTTTTCCAACTGACGCCAACTTCTTGTGCGGCTCTTTTAAACATTCCGATATTAGGTTTAGCATAGATATCATCTTTAAGATTTGTTGTGCTATAATATAGACCATTAATACTCTTACAACCTGCTTTACCTAGAAGCTCTAACATATAATTATGGACTATATCTACATCAACAGCATCACAAATTCCTTTCATAATGCCTGCTTGATTTGTCAATATTACTACATCGTAACCTTTGTCTCTAATCATTTTGACTGCTTCTAAACTGCCAGGTATAGGTTTGAATTGTTCTGGCTTAGTTACATATGTACCTATGTCTTCGTTTATAGTTCCGTCTCTATCTAAACCAATTACAGGTGTACTCATTTAAGGTCTCCATCTATCATCTGACCAGCCAATTTTTTCTGGGTTGAACCATTGTAAATCTTCAAGTACAATAGGATCTTTATCAATGTATTTTGCTTTCCATTCTTCAACCCATTCCCATGTTGTATCATTTAATTTTTCTACATTGTTATCTACAAATTCTGCCGCTTCATGAGTCAAAGGATGTACCTCTGGCAACTTCATATGTACATGTTCTTCTTTTAAAGTAGGGACACTTTTTTGTCTAGTATCAAAAAAATCTTGACTTGTTCCAAAGTTAAGTGCGTTTAGTATAGGAGGATGTTTTGTTTTTATATCTTCTCTATATGCGTATAACACAGCATGTACATCTTCTAATTCTAATTTTTCATTTCTACTGAAAGTAGTTGGTAGTTCTTCCCAACCTTCTGTTGGATCACGAAAGCAAGTTGAGTGTACTGTACATCCTATTGTGTTTAAGGCTTTGTGTGTTGATGATATCATAGCACAATCACGCATAACACAATGAATCATATCTGCCCACGTCCAAGTATTATCATAAAAATAATTATTCAACATGAAAGATCCAGAATCTCCCTGAGTCAAATTACTAAAGTTTCCTGGCGTCCACCAACCTTTGCCCATGTGATATCTATCCTCACGGAACATACTAGACCATTGTAATAATATTACATCGTCTTTGTCAAATTTATAAATTGTATTTGCTTCCCACAACCGCATATTGATATACATGTTGCCTGCGCCGCTCTTGGCCCAATTCGAACCTTCATAGCCTTTGTCCCTGTACTGTTTTAAAAGTACATCTGCCCAAGTAGGATAAAAATATTGTGTTAGGCTACAACCAAAAGCAAAAATCCTCATACCAATCTCCGCAATAAATCTAACATTAATTTATGCGGTATGGACTTTATTTGGTCAAATTCTACTTTTTCACGTAATCTGTTGTTAACATAATCTTGTACTTCTGTGTGTAAAGTGTTATATTGCTCAGCAATTTTTTGTGTGTCAAATAATCCTAAACCGTGAAGCACAATAGCAAAATTGTATTCATTAAATAGTATTTTCTTTGTAGAATTTGTCAAATCGTCTGCTATAGGCATTCTATCTTTCCACATTTCTAAATTACTTTTTAAACTTTCTGGCAATGGCATTTCTGCTACTGCCTTCCAAAAAGGCGTATCGCGTCTTGGCGTAATATAATGTAAAGCAATGAAATCTCTAATGTTGTCCATTATAGCTCCAACTTCTTTATTATATCTATCTATTGTAGCTTCATTATAATTTACAAGACGTTGTGCTAATAAGAAACTTTGATTAATACTAGTGCCAATAGAGCTTGCTTCTAATGGTTCTACAAAACTAGCACTCAACCCAATAGCACAAACGTTACTAATCCACGGTCTGTCCAAAGCGCCTGGATCAAATTTAATATGTTTTGCTACTTCTACACCGTGACCTAAATATTGTTCTACTTCTTGTTGTGCTTCTTCTGCTGAAATAAAGTCACTATCAAAAATATAACCATTTCCTTTTCTTGTATAAACAGGAATACGGAACATCCAGCCAGAACTCATTGCCTTAGCAAGTGTCCAAATAGGAATTTCGTTACCTCTTGGGTCAAGAGCATCAGTATACTCTGTTGGAAAAACTATTGCTTCTTTCATTTTTAAATATTTTGAATAGCTTTTCCATTCTGCGCCTAGTTTATCTATAAGTAATCGTTTGAATCCAGTACAATCAACATAAAAATCATAGTGGTAATCGCCCTGTTCTCCTTTTAATGATGTAATTTTTTTACCGCCAGGAAAATTTACAGCAACTATTTCATCATCAATTACTTGAATACCTTTTTCAATACTATAATTAGTAAGGAAGTCGTTAAGTTTATGTGTATTGAAATGATACTGACTTACACCTGTATCATTTGGACGCTCTTCGATAAATTTTCCAAAAGGTGTTTCGTTCCTCCAAAGATATTCTCCGGTCAACTCTCTAGGATCTACATTTTCACCTATCATTTTAGCATACATCATTGGCATGTCCAAGTGTTCTCCTACAAATGGATCATGAACATTTTGTAAATATGGTTTTTCTGACCAGTCTTCAAACATAATACCAGTTTTAAAAGTGGCGTCTGTGTATTTTACAAGTTGCCCAGCTTGTATTCCAACATAGTCCATAAATGCTGTCCAATGTTCAGTACTGCCTTCTCCTACACCAATAGTACCTATTTTGCTTGAACGTATGACGTCAATTTGATACTGTGGAAAACTTGTTTTAAGAATAAGAGCAGACACAAATCCTGCTGTGCCTCCACCTACGATTGCTATTTTCACGCAGGGTCTCCAACTTCTACTAGATCAATATCAACTCCGTATCCTATAATACAAAAAACATCATATGGATCACCATGATATTCAAGTATGGTAAAAGTTTTAGTTTCAAAGTTTACATACAAAGCAAAAGGTAATATTGCCGGAGTAGGTGATAGCCCATTATCTTCATCTGGGTCTCTTACTTTTCCTAAAATATTGCCACCAAACACTAAACGTTCTTCTTTTTCTGCTAGTGCTGAAAACATTTCTGCTTCAGGAGCACACATAACTGGCTTTTCTTGCCATTCTCCTGCTCTACTTGGATTTACATATACTGCTAATGCTACTATTAGCACTACGATTGCTAAAATTAATCTCATTTTCAAGTTTCCTATTCGTCAAATGTGTACCAACCCGATACAATATACTTAACCCCTTTGTAAATAGGATTGCCGCGATGTGGATGAGTATAATATGCTGGAAATATTGCTAATTTACCAGGTTCCGGTTTAATTTTTACACCTTGATATAAAAATTCAGTCTCTCCACCTTCTTCTACACTATTTAAATATAATGTATACGCCATAACCCTAGAAGAAGTACACAAATCAGCATTTTCACAATGCCAAGCATGGTATCCTTGGTGTGGCCTTGTCTTTTGTATGCTCATTCCTTTTGGAGAATGTTGTACCACAGCACCTAAACTGTCATACTTTGATCTATATTTTTCTGTATAAACCTGCATCACTGTTTGATAAAAGAATTTACATAGATCAGCATCTACATGAAACATATTATTATGGTTTGCCATGTCCATAAAAATTCTTTCATCTTGATTTTTGAATCCTTTTTGATGTTCAGTCAACTGCATCTCTGCTCGCATCTCAAAAGTCTCTATTAATTTCTTACAATAATCTAATGGGAATACATGTCTATATTCTTCTACTCCATTAAAATCACCTTCCATAATATTCTCCTAAATAAAAAATTGTTGGTTCAATCTATACGTATCACCTGTAAACATATAAGGCTTAACATATGCGCTGTGTAAGACTGCTTGATTGTATAAAACCATTCTGTTGAATTTCATTGGAGCTATACCAATTAATTTCCAATCCATTATACTATCATTGATATATTCTGTAACAGGATGCTTTCCTTCTACATCCAACGTATGTGCCACAGAGGGATCTTCAAAATATGTCTTGCCTCCGAATTCATAAAAACTTGTTCCGCCATCACATTCATTAGCAGTATTAAGATAGATAGTACTAGCAAGATTAACACCGCTTGTATTATCCATATGTGGGCAAACTGGAGGCAAATTTTCTGTCTGCATGACGTTAACCATGAATGTGGCATTCATAAAACTCCTTTGAAAGTATCTAGAATCATAATGTTGTGTGATTTCTGGAAAGTATTGTCTTGATAATTGATCATATATCCAAGCCATTGACGAAAGTTCATAAAAAGCGTTTACTCTCAAAGCAGGATTGTTACCACGTATTCTTCTGTTGTAACTAGCAGGTATATCTAATGCTAATTGTCTTACATCATGTGGATTTTTATAAAAATCATCAACTACAACTACTTTGACTCCATTATAATTTTCAACATTTACGTGATAGTCATCATTAATTTCAAATATTTCATCTTCATTTATAATATTCTTAAGCATTTTCTCTATCCTTAATAATAAAGTTGGCACTTATAGTAGCTCTTGTGTGTTCAGTGTTGTTTGGAGATACATAATGATTCAAATTACTAGGAAAATATATTATATCCCCTTCTTCCATTGGAGGTGTAATCCTATTATTGTATTTGAACGGTTTACTTGTAATTTGTGGTAAGTCTGATTGATGAAAATGGTCATAAGCATTACTATAAAATGTAAAATTACCACTACCTTGTGGAGTTTTCATCATGTAAGCACAACTAATTACACTTACACCTGTATGATTGTGTATTTCTTGAAAGTCACCTTTGTTATATCTGTTTAGCCAACACTCTATTCTATATTCTGCTGGTAAATCAACAGAAAATGTTTCTAAATATTCTTTTAAACCTTCCATTGCTGGTTTGATAAAAACATTCCATGGCATTTCATCAGCATCTCTGTTTCCAAACGTGGTGTCAACATTACAATTCCAGTCTTCTGTGCGTTTTAAATACTCGTTGCTATCTAAAAATGGTTCAAATTCT